CTTAATGACTGGGCAATGATTGCCGGCATCATCTGCACCCTTGGCACTTTTGGGGTGAATTGGCACTACAAGCGTAAAGAGTTCCAATTACGGGAGAAGGCTAATGTCTCCAGCTCTTCGTAATAAGATAATCGGCGTATCGGGCGGTGGGTAATGGCCTCAATCAAAACCAAGCTAAGCGCAGCAGTCCTCGGTCTGGTTATAGCTGGCGCTCCGGCATCGGTCATTTTCAGTCAATTTCTTGATGAGAAAGAAGGTAACCGGCTAATTGCTTACCCTGACGGTAAAGGGATTTGGACTATTTGCCGTGGCGCAACTCAAGTTGATGGTAAGCCAGTAGTGAAAGGTATGAAGCTAACGGCGGAAAAGTGCGCTGCGGTGAATAAGGTGGAAGCTGGCAAGGCGATAAGCTGGGTAAAGAAAAATGTTCGGGTACCACTGACTGAACCACAGATTGCCGGTATCGCTTCGTTTTGCCCCTATAACATTGGCCCGAGCAAATGCTTTACCTCAACTTTCTATAAAAAACTCAACGCCGGTGACCGTAAAGGCGCATGTGCTGAAATTAAGCGCTGGGTTCATGACGGTGGCAAAGATTGCAACATCCGCTCAAATAATTGTTACGGGCAGATAGAGCGCCGCGCACAGGAAAGCGAGCTGACCTGTTGGGGGCTGAATGAATAGACTTTCTCTTGCTGGATTATTTGTTTTATTTGGATTCATTCTTGCCCTGTGCGGCAAGGAAGGCTGGGGGTGGTGTTTCTTTTTAGCACTAATGGTGTCATGAATCGCATAACCGGCGCGTTCATTGCTGTGCTGGTAATCGCTGCTATTTGCGTGGCCGGTGGTTACCGGTGGGGCAGTGATAGCAAAGATTCGGAATGGTCGCTTGAATGGGCTAAGCGTGATAAGTCAGACCTAGAGGCAGAGAAAGCCGCTAAAAAGAGCACTGAAGAGAAAGAGGCTCAACTTCAAGCCGCACAATCAGCCGGATTAAAAGCATATCAACAAGGGGTAGCAGATGCTGAGAACAAAGCAAAAGGCACTATTGCTGCTTACCGTGCTGGCCATATCAGGTTGCAAAAGCGCTTCGAGTGTCTCTCCGCTTCAGTTGGGGATATGTCCGTTACTCCCGCCAGTGGACAGCTCATTGATGCAGCCAGAGACTGCGGATTTTCAGACGCAGATGTCGGGTTTCTTATTTCAATCGCTGAACGAGCCGACAAGTTAGTCGAGAAAATCACCGCCTTACAAAAGGTTGTCACTGATGACCGGCTAATCATTAATAGCACCACACATCAATAGCTTCTGAGCCTCGCAATAGCGGGGCTTTTTAACAATTAACAAAGGTAAAGACGATGGACGATGATGATCGTAAAGACCTGCAACTATGGTTCGGATTAGACAGCGCCTCTTTCTGTGTAATGCCTAGAGTGTTTATGCAGGCAATGCCAGCCGAGTGGCAAGAAAAGATGGCTGAACTGTTGTTTGAGTATGATGACCGCATTGATACAAGTGTGTGCGGTGTTCATAGTTGCTTTGTGACAGTTAAAGGTGCCGAAAATCGTTTCATGAAGATGCCACCAGACATAATTAATTATCGACATCCTAACCCCGATTTCACCAAAAGCTTTTTGCGCGACATAGAGTAATAGCATTACAGGTGGCATTCATTGAGTGCCATCGATAATGCACAACTTAAGCCACTGGCCTTATAAGCCGGTGGCTTTTCTATTTGGAGTCATATCATGCCACCCAGAATACCGCGCGCCTGCCGTAAGCATGGGTGCCGCAATACCACTATTCATAGTTCTGGTTATTGCACCGAACATCAGAATACCGGATGGGAGAACCACCAGCAGGGTAAGACCAGGCATGAGCGCGGCTATGGTGCTAAATGGGATAAGTTGAAACCATTGATAAAGTCGAGAGACAAAGGGTTGTGCCAACAGTGCCTGCGTGAAGGTCTGGTGGTGTCAGGTACCACAGTTGACCACATCATACCTAAGGCGCATGGCGGTACTGATGACCCATCCAACCTTGAATTGTTGTGCTGGCCACATCATCGGAAGAAGACGGCGACCGAGCGGAATAGATGATAATGGTTATCAATAACATCACCATGAGCACCAAAATGGTGCGCCATGACGATAATGAGAATTAATATCATTTACGGAGGGGGGGGGATCAAATCTCTACAGCCCTTGTCCCTCCGTACCGCCAGCCTCCGCGCATTTTTATGCATTCGAAATAAGAAATCTTTTTTCGATAATTTTTAACATTTGGAGTCATCAATGGGAACTGCGATGAGGGCTGCTGGCGGGGGTAGAAAACAGAATTTACCCAGCCAAAATAAAAGCAGTCTGACCCGAATTGCTCCCCCGAAAGAATTATTGAGCGAGACGGCGATCGGACTTTGGAAAACTCAAAGCAAAATTCTGATCGAGCGTGGCACGTTCGAATTAGAAGATGCACCTCTGTTACTTGCCTACTGTAATTCCTTTCACCTGATGGTGACCGCTGAAAAAGTTATTACCCGACAGGCTCTCAAGGATCTTGAGAATTTGGGTTTGGCTGATCTCGGTGGTACCGGTGGATTAAAAAAACATCCGGCAGTTGCCGTCCGTAACGACTGTGTTTCTCAACTGGCGCGCCTTGGCTCGCTGCTCGGTTTAGATCCCCTTAGCCGAATAAGAATGACCGGGGGAGGTTCACCAGAGGAAGGCGAGAACGAATTCGACGAGTTTTAACTATGGCAACATACCCTCACGTAAATGCAGCAAATCAGTATGCGCGGGATGTGGTCAGCGGAAAAATAATAGCGGGTTTATATGTCATTGCTGCCTGTCAGCGTCACATTGATGATCTGGTTGAGTCTAAAAATAAAAACTATCCATACCGGTTTGATAAGGATAAAGCGGAACGGGCCTGCAGATTCATTGGGCTAATGCCCCATACCAAAGGTGAATGGGCGCGAAAACGATTAAAAATAACACTGGAACCCTGGCAGCAATTTATCTTTGCGGTTGGGTTCGGTTGGATTAAGAAGAAAAATAAACTCCGTCGCTTCACTGAGATTTATGTCGAAGTGCCGCGCAAGAATGGTAAATCATTGATTGCTGCCGGTGTCGGTAATTATATGTTTTGTGCCGACGGGGAGTTTGGTGCAGAAGTCTATTGTGGCGCGGTGACAGAAAAGCAGGCGTGGAAGGTGTTTCAGCCAGCGCTGCTGATGGTGCAAAAACTGCCTGCGATGCGGAAGAAATTCTCCATCAAGCCGTGGGCTAAAAAAATGACGCGCCCGGACGGTTCGGTATTTGAACCTGTTATTGGTGATCCTGGGGATGGTGATTCGCCGTCATGCGCCATCATTGACGAATATCACGAACATGCCACGGATGCATTGTATACCACGATGACCACCGGCATGGGGTCGCGAAGCCAGCCAATGACTCTGATCATTACTACGGCGGGTTTTGATATGCAGTCGCCGTGTTATGAGAAGCGTACACAAATTGTAGAAATACTGGAGGGCATCCGTAAAGGCGGTGAAAGTGATCATATCTTCGGGATTATTTACACCCTTGATAAAGGTGATGACTGGACTCAGCCGGAAGCCTTAGCCAAAGCAAACCCCAATATGGGGGTATCCATTGAACCCGATTTTCTGCGAGCTAAACAGCAACTGGCGATTTCGACTCCCAGCCAGACCAACAAGATTAAAACCAAACACTTCAATATTTGGGTAACGGCTAAATCAGCTTATTACAATATGGAGAAGTGGAAAGATGCGACGGATAAATCGCTCACTCTGGAGCAGTTTAGCGGGGAGGAATGCTATCTCGGTATCGACCTGGCTTCTAAATTGGACTTGAACTGCGCTTGCCCAATATTTATGCGGGAAATAAATGGCAGAAAACATTATTACTGCGTCGGCGCGAAGTTCTGGGCACCGGAAGATACTATTTATTCAACAGCAACTGAGTTAAAACGCACCGCAGAACGTTATCAAAACTTCGTTCAACAGGGATTTTTAATCCCAACGGACGGCGCGGAAGTTGATAATCGGCTTATTTTTGAGACGATTTCCAAACTGAATAAGCAGGTAAAAATAGTTTCCTCCCCCATTGACCCACATGGAGCAACCAGCCTTTCACACCTGCTGGATGAAGAGGGGGTGTCGCCGATTATCATCACGCAAAACTTTACCAATATGAGCGACCCAATGCGGGAAATTGAAGCAGCTCTTGCTGCCGGCCGTTTCCATCATGACGGCAATCCCATTATGCAGTGGTGTATGACCAACGTAATTGGTCGGTATTACCCCGGCAGCGATGATCGGGTGCGACCAACCAAGCAGGGTGATGAAAACAAAATTGATGGGGCTGTTGCGGGAATTATGGCAGTCGGTCGGGCCATGTTGAACGACATCGAAAAAACTCTTTCTGATCACCTTGTCTCTCACGGAATTCGCTCTCTTTAAAGGCAACTTTATGATCCAATTGCTTTCAATATTGTCCTTGATTGTAGGGCTTATCGGGGCCGTGTTGCTTTCGTATGGCGCATGGCTAATTTTTCCTGCATTAGGATTCTCGGTTGCTGGTGGCTTATGCCTGGCGTGGTCTTATCTGGTTTCCAGATCGGTGGCTCAAAAGCCCAATAACAATGGTGGAGGGGCTTAATGTTTTTTCCAAATATGTTTAAGTCCATGCCGGATGCTGCCCGTGTGACCACTCCAGCTGAATTGGCCGAGTTAGTTGGCATGACTTACGACACTTATACCGGCTTGAGGGTTAGCAGCCAAAAAGCGATGCGCCTTACTGCAGTATTCGGTTGTATTCGTGTCCTGGCTGAGTCAGTCGGCATGCTGCCTTGTAATCTTTACAAATCATCTAATGGACAGCGGGAAAAAGTCCCAAAAGAGCGGCTTTCCAAACTGTTATCTCTTAAGCCTAATGGATACATGACCCCGCAGGAGTTCTGGGAACTACTGATTGTCTGTCTGTGTCTGCGAGGTAATTTCTACGCCTACAAAGTTAAGGTGCTGGGCGAGGTGGTGGAGTTGTTGCCACTCGACCCCGGCAGCGTTGAACCTAAGCTGAATAGCCAGTGGGAACCGGTATATCGGGTGACTTTCCCTGATGGCAGCACTGACGTTTTATCGCAGGATGATATCTGGCATGTACGTATTCTTACGCTGGATGGGCTTAATGGTTTAAATCCGATTGCTTATGCGCGTGAAGCGATAGCGCTGGGACTGGCCACCGAAGAACACGGCTCTCGCCTATTTAAAAATGGCGCAGTGACATCAGGTGTTCTACGGACTGAACAGACGTTAACTGATGCAGCTTATGCACGGCTTAAAGGCGATTTTGAGGACAGGCACTCTGGGCTGGCAAATGCCCATAAGCCAATGATCCTTGAGATGGGCCTCGACTGGAAAGCGATGGGAATGAACGCTGAAGATAGCCAGTTCCTTGAAACCCGTAAATTTCAGCTTGAAGAGATATGTCGTCTGTTTCGGGTTCCTATGCACCTGGTACAAAACACCGATCATGCAACATTCAGCAATATTGAGAATCTCGGTATTGGCTTTATTAATTATTCTTTGGTGCCTTATCTCACCCGGATTGAGCAACGGATCAATATCGGTCTGGTACGGGAGTCAAAACAGGGCGAGTTTTATGCCAAGTTCAATGCTGGCGCGTTATTGCGGGGAGATATGAAGTCTCGTTTTGAGTCTTATGCTACCGGGATTAACTGGGGCATCTTCTCCCCGAACGACTGCCTGGAGCTGGAAGACAGAAACCCACGACCGGGAGGCGATATTTACCTCACGCCAATGAACATGACTACCAAGCCGCAAGAAAGCAAAACCAAACCTACTGAGGAACAAAAGCATGCTGACTAAGCAACGCATGGATTTCCCGCTAAAGCTGAAATCAGTCAGTGACTCGGGAGAGTTTGAGGGTTACGGCTCAGTCTTTGGCGTAAAAGACAGCTATGACGACATTGTTGTGCCGGGCGCTTTTATCAAATCACTGAATGCATGGCGAGATAAAAATGCACTGCCTGCCATGTTATGGCAACACCGTATGGATGAACCTATCGGCATTTATACCGAAATGAAAGAGGATGATGTCGGGCTGTTCGTTAAGGGACGTTTGTTAATTGACGACGATCCACTCGCCAAGCGCGCTCACGCACACATGAAGGCCGGTTCTTTAACCGGCCTTTCTATTGGGTACATGCTCAAGGATTGGGAGTACGACCGCAATAAAGAAGCGTATTTACTGAAGGAAGTCGATCTGTGGGAAGTTAGCCCAGTGACATTTCCGTCTAACGATGAGGCGCGGGTTAGCGATGTGAAATCTGCCTTTGCTCGCGGCGAAACCCCATCCCCTAAAAGTATTGAAAGAGTCCTGCGCGACGTTGGGCTTTCTCGCACTCAGGCCAAGGCATTTATGGCTGAAGGATATGGCGCAATCTCTCTGCGTGATGCAGATGAGGTTAATGATGCGCTTAATGCACTGAAATCTATTAAATTTTAATTTGGAGAATGACTCATGGCTGTTGAAACTAAAGATGTAGAGCAGGTCGCGCAGGAACTTAATCAGAGATTCTCTGAGTTTAAAGAGAAGAATGACAAGCGCATTGACGCGATCGAGCAGGAAAAAGGCAAGCTGGCGGGCGATGTTGAAACGCTGAACGGTAAATTGACCGAGTTGGATAATTTAAAAACCAGTCTGGAAGATGAAATTAAAGCGCTGAAACGTCCCGGTGGCGGTACCAACACCAAAACAGCGACTGAGCACAAATCTGCCTTTATGCAATTTGTTCGTAAGGGTAAAGAAGAGGGGCTGCGCGAACTTGAGCAAAAAGCGTTGAATACCGGTACTGATGCGGATGGCGGCTATGCAGTGCCTGAAGAGTTAGATCGTACCTTGCTGGATATTCTAAAAAATGAAGTGATTATGCGTCAGGAATCCACCGTTATTACTGTGGGTACCAGTGACTATAAGAAACTAGTGAATTTACACGGCGCAGGTTCTGGCTGGGTGGGCGAACAGGCGGCTCGTCCGGCAACCAATACACCACAGTTGGCGCAAATTATTCCTTTTATGGGGGAGATTTACGGTAACCCGCAAGCCACTCAAACCATGTTGGATGATGGCTTCTTTGATGTTGAAGCGTGGATCAATGGTTCACTGAGCTTGGAGTTCTCTGAACAAGAAGAAATTGCCTTCACGAATGGCAGTGGTGTCCTGAAGCCAAAGGGTTTCCTCGCTTATACCTCTACCGATGAAAAGGATAGTGTGCGGGAATTTGGCAAACTGCAGCATCTACTCTCAGGCGCGGCAGCGGCGGTCACGGCAGACAGCATCATTCAAATGATTTACACCCTGCGTAAAGTTCATCGCAACGGTGCTAAGTTTATGATGAATAACAACTCATTATTCAAAATTCGTATTTTGAAAGATGAGCGTGGTGATTATTTGTGGCGTCCAGGCTTAGAGCTTGACCAGCCGTCTATGTTGGCCGGTTACGGCATTGCTGAAAATGAGCAAATGCCGGATATCGTGGCTGATGCCAAAGCGATAGCATTCGGTAACTTCAAGCGCGGTTACACCATTGTTGACCGTATTGGTACCCGCATTTTGCGCGACCCTTACACCAATAAACCGTTTGTTGGCTTCTATACCACCAAGCGTACTGGTGGGATGTTGGCTGATTCTCAGGCTATCAAGTTGCTGAAAATCGGCGCTCCTGCATAACATTGTCAATTAATCCAACGGGGCCTGACGGCCCCTTTCTTTTGAGGTGTCTATGCACAAGTTAATTAAACCACTGGAATGGTCGCCAGATGGTTGCCAGGTTGAAATATTACCTGCAGGTGAATATGAGGAGCTGCCTACTCGCGTTCTGGTTATTGCTTCACAGTTAAACATTCTGGAATTCGTTGACGTCCAGCTGCCGGGCCAAAAAGCTGATGAGCAGCCAGAGCAGCCAGAGCAGCCAGAGCAGCCAGAGCAGCCAGAGCAGCCAGAGCAGCCAGAGCAGCCAGAGCAGC